CGGAGACGGGCATTGCTTACCGAACCTCGTTCGTTTTCATCTGAACGAGGCCGTTCGCGGGCCCCCCACGCTAACGCGGCGACGTACGCGCCGACTACTGAAGTGCGCCTGGATCGGGTAGGTTTCCCGGACCAGGTAACACCAAGGTAGCCTTCGGGCCCGTGTCGCGCAACGCTGGGTGTGAACTCGTCGAAGTTTCGGACGAGACCGCCGTCACCGCAACCAAGGGAGACTCCAGTTCGACGTGCCGTCTCACACTTTGAAATAGTGTAGAGCCAAGCAGGAAGAAACCGGATATCGCAACCAAAGTTACGGTTCCGACGATGAGAATAGATACGCAATTTATTAGCGTACCTAATGACTGCTGATGTGTGATCAAGGAAATCTCCCCTGAAGAAAATAGGGCGAACATTCTGACCACACCAGTAGTCCTCTCCACAGCTCTCAAAGAACGTTCCTGCCAAGAACGTCTTCTCTTTGTTACAAGTGAAACCACAAGCTTCGAGGAAATTCACTAACTCACCAGCATGCGTTTGAGGTAACAATATATCGTCACCAAAAACAAAGGACGGTTCCGGGCAGCACGCTTGAGCCATAGCCCAAAAAATCAGGGTTTCTAGTTCAAACGTGTACCCGTTGCCCATGCTGGAGAATTTCTCAAGTGCGACCTCCTCGCCACAAAACTCGGAAAAATCAGTCCGAGCGAGGTAAAGAAGGTCAAACCATTCAGCAGGCAGTAAGTATCGAACGAGTTCGAGCGATATAGTATCACTCGCCGAGCTAAGATCGATACTCGCATACCCTGTTGTATGTGCCTTCGAGACGACCATGCGATTAACATCCGCCTGGTTATCAAGGTCAAGGCCATTGAGACGAAGCTGTTGCCGCAACAAGGCACCAATGCCCAGCTGCACGAAAATGTTCCCGTGCGGCTCGACAGCGATAGCCCTGTGGATCGCGGCATCTTTTGGAACAAAGACAACCTTATTGTAGGCGCGGACGGAAACGTCTGCGACCTCACGCCCCCAAACACCTCGGAGGAGTGACGGCCAATAAGGGTATAATCTCGGAGTGACAGCAAAACTAGCTGTCATTTTTCTTGAAAGTACGACGTCTCTGCCGCTCACGGAGCTAGTAGATCCGGGCCCAAAACGAAAACGACTCTCGGCATAACGAAGCTTACTCGTGCTTAGTCGGCCTAAAATCGTACCAATCACTTCTCTAGTCCGCTCAAGGTGGACTAGTGTTTCGGGTGAAAAAGGAGATTCACCATCTAGAAGCGATATGAATTTATCGTTTGTGCGTCGACACAGTTGTTCCGCCCATAGCCACCTTTTTCGAGCCGCCTCTTCGGGGTTCGATGATAATGGCATACGAGGGTTCTTCCGCATCGCGTTAGTCACAAGGTAGTCATCCGCGAACGTCGGAGATTCACTATCTGGCCTGGAAAGAGCCATATAGTCATCCCAAAGCCCGTGGATTGCTAACATGTAACATGTCTGCGCGCGGGGTGTAGACACCCCTTCACACATCCTCAAGAATATTCCAGTCTCAAGCTTAAAAACTTGAGCCTCGCATCTCAGATGACGAGTTTTGGTCATTTGGTTCGCCCTTCGTTTTAATAAAGGGGATCCAGGTCTCGCAGAGCGCCAGTAACAAGGGCGTTAGCGAGGCCATTCTTGAGGAAAGCGTAGAGGTTGTTCCGTTCGGCCGTAGTTGATGCGTCCGGTAGAATGACCTCCACGTTTGCCCGCAGAGTGTAGGCAACAGTGGAAACACCGTTGACAGTGCTGATGATCGGGTAAGCGATAGAAAACTTACCGCGGTTCACCACCTGCTTCCCACTCGCGAATTGCGTGCTGACGGTCAAACGGCGAAAACCGATTGACGTGCCAGATGTGCGGTCCGCGAAGGTAGACAGGGCCGGGGTCACGGACTCCGGAGCGAACGTCGTTGCGACAGGTGTCGCGGCGCCATCATTGATGACGATATTTGCGGCTTGGGACATTTTAGTGTCACCCAATCTATTTAAAAAGCTGCCGAGTTAGAGCAGCAGCGTTGAGTAAACGCCTGGCACTCAGGGAAGGATGATACTGAAGATTTACCACCGGTGAAATCTTGGTAGGTAGAGACCTACTTCGATACTGGTGGAAATATCGTCCATAACCAGAGTGAACGGGCACGATTCTCTCGTAGGTTGCCGAAGTGTTAGGTTGCACCCACAGCTCGCGTACGTAGATAAGGTTGTCAAGGCTGGCGATGAAATCGCCGGTATTGGCAAACCAGTCAGCGACGAAACTGTAGGGCACTAACTCCCAGGCGACCGAGAGAGGGTTGGTGAAACCATAAGCGCCTAGCGTGGACAGGAGCTCTGTATTTTTAAGAACACAAAGCCAATCTGCTTTACACCGGAGTTCTCGACGACCGCGGTACGCTACCTGAGGGATTAGATTCCCCAAGAGGGCGGATCGCTCGGTTTTCTCGAACTTTTGCTTAAAGGTTTTCCGGACCTTCCCCGAGATTACAGGGTCGATGGCTGATGCAAGCTTAAGAGCTTTTATCGAATCATTGATATCCTGGATCAAAGGGGAAACACCGTAAGTCCACTGAAGGTAGGTGTTCGCCGCAGCTTTAGAAGGACTCTTCAGCTGCTGCTTCAACCAAGCCTTAGGAGACTTACGTCCGGCAAGACCCTTGACACCTCTACAGAAAGTCTGTAGGGCGCCAGTGAGCATATCGGCTGTCTCGCGATACTGACCCATAGCTACGGCCAGATTCACAACATCACCTTTCAAACTCACACGCACTTGATTCGACATATCGATTGGGTTAAGCGGGTATTCCCCACCGTCGCCAAGCGACACGTGTTCACTCGGGCACGACATATACCGAGTTCCGTCAGGCCCGACAAAGTCAGAGCACTGATCGTTCTCGATGATGGTTAATTCGACCACATGAGACGTGCCAGAGCGAATATCAAGAGGAGTTGGACGACGTCGCCGAACAGAATCAGACTTCGACAGCTGGTACTGCATTGTAAGAACGTTGCGGGTTTGTATGACCGCGCCGCTTTTACTAAATGTCAGCATCTGCGCCGGGTTTGTAATGTTGACGAACACGTTTACTCCTTATGTAAGGTCTAAAGAAG